GAAATTACAGATATAAGAATTATATCAAACGGAAATAACTATCAATCATTACCAACAGTTGAAGTAGATGATACAAATGGTGCTGGAGCTGTTGTTTATGCTTATGGTTCAGAGATTGGTAGAGTATTAGGATTAAAGATAGTTGAATCAGGCGCAGGGTATGAAGCGTCACCAACACCACCAACATTATCTTTACCAAGTTATTTAATTATTTCAAATCTATCAGGTTCATTTACAATTGGTGAAACAGTGACAGGTGTTGATATAAGTTCAACAGCAGTTACAGCGACAGTCGTATCTTATAACGCTAATACAGGTGTGTTAAAAGTTTCAAGTCCATCAGGAACCTTTGCTGAAAATAGTTCATTAACAGCTGACGGTGGCGCAACTGCTACTGTTGAGAAAAATGATTTATCAACAGCAAGTGTTACAGTTGGTTCAGTTATTGATACAGACGGAACATATATTAACCAAGATGGTCACGTTTCTGAAGACTCAATGAGAATACAAGATAGTTTATACTACCAAGATTTTTCTTATGTTATCAAAGTTGGTCGTACAATTAATGACTGGAGAGATTCATTTAAGAAAACAGTACACACTGCTGGTTTCTATATTACAGGACAAGTTGATATTGCAACACAGGTTAGTGCTCAAATACAAAGTATTACAGGTATCAACACAGGTATAGATTACTCTGGTCCAGCGTTAATCATCAATACTTTATTCTCAACTATCTTTGGTAGAAGATTAGGTACAGAAGATGATGGTACAACATTAAGAGCAAATCCTGAATTAGGTGTTGATCCAGATTTTGATGATTCAACAAGTGAACACTTTACACCAAATACAAGAGATTTAACTTTAACAAGAAAGATGAAAATATCTTTCCCAAGTATAGCGAAAATAGATGTACGTGGTGATGAATTAAAATTTGGTTACGCTTATGCTGGTCCTCGTATGAAATCATTATCATTAAATGATGATGACTCAGCGTTTACAAGTATGTTTGGTGGAGGTCACCCAAATGTACAATCAGGCGCATTTACAGCTGGTGGTCCAGGTACAACAAGTTTAGTACAACCTTTGACTTTAGAAAATCTGGCTAATCATAGATTAATCGGATTAAATAGTACAAGTCTAAATGGTGAAGTTGCTCAAATAAGAGATTTGAATAATGATAATCTAAAGACTTACATTACTTGGCCATCAGAAATTAAAGCAACATTACCTGGTTTAACATTTGACAGATCAACAAGTACATTTGACACAACTAGTTTAACTTTTGACCAAACATTTTAACAATTAATGTATAAATATTAGAAAAGTTTAGAGAGAATCAATGGCAAAACAAACAATTAATATCGGAACAATCGCTGATGACGGTACAGGTTCAACTATACGAGCCGGCGGTGATTTAGTAAACGATAATTTTAACGAAATTTATAGTAAGATTGGTGATGGTTCTGACTTATATAGTTTAACATTTCCAAACGCCACAGATACAGTTGTCGCAAGAAATACATCTGATACTTTACAAAATAAGACTTTAGACGCTGGTATCATATCTACAAGTTTAGATATGAACGGCACAGAATTTATATTAGACGCTGACGCTGATACTTCTATTACAGCAGATACAGACGATCAGATTGACATTAAAATAGGTGGTAATGATAGAATTACTTTACAATCTGGTATAGTTGACTTAAAAAATGATGGTAGTGAATCACAAATTAAACTATATTGTGAAGTCGGAAACGCACATTATACACAAATTCAAGCCTCACCCCACGCCAATTATGGTGGTGGAAGTGTTACAGTAGTCGTTCCAGCAGTCGCTGGTACACTGGCGTTAAAACCAACAACTACTAATGCTACAGGTGATGGTTCTACTCAAGCGTTTACTTTAACTAATATAAATAATGATGTAGATAGCGTTATGGTATTTTTGAATGGGGTTTTACAAAGACCAACAACCGATTATACGGTATCAGGAACAACACTAACTTTTGGTACAGCACCCGCAAATGCAGATGCTATAACGATTAAGGAGTTTTAACAAATGGCCAATAGAATAAAAGAATCGAATATTACACCAGGAGCAGTTACTAGCGATAAAATCGCTCCAGGCACGGTATCTGCTTCAAACATTTCGCCTGGAACAATTACAGGAGCAAAAATCGCACCTGCTACTGTCGAAGGCTCTAATATTGCGCCTGCCACAATTACAGCACCAAATATAGGTCCAGCTGCTATCACAGCACCTTTAATAGGTCCTGCTGCTGTTGGCGCTTCAAATATAGCTCCTGGCGCAATCACAACAACTCAAATTAGTCCAACTGCTGGTATCGTAAGTGGACAAATCGCACCAGGTACAATCGCAAATGATAGATTGGCTAATACAGGAATTACAATTAATGGTACTACAATTGCTTTAGGAGCAAGTGGTACAATCGTTGCTGGTACAGACTGGCAATCAGTAGTTACTGCTGACGGTTCAACTGCTACGACAGCAAGTGCTGGAGAAGGTTATTTTATTGACACAACTTCAAACGCACACACAATTAATTTACCAAGTTCACCATCTCAAGGTGATGAAGTACATATCGTTGATTACGCTGGTACTTTTGGTTCAAACAATGTAACAGTAGGAAGAAACGGAAGTAACATTGATGGTTCTGCTAGTGATGGTACACTTGCTACCAATAGATTAAATGTAAGATTTGTTTATATAGACGCAACACAAGGTTGGAAAGCAATCTTTGATGATGCTTCAGAAAGTTATGGTGCTACTTATATTTCTGCTACTGGTGGTACAGTAACAGAATCAGGTGATTACAAAATTCATACCTTTACTGGTGATGGTTGTTTTGTTGTTTCAAGTTTAGGTAATCTTGCTGGAGGTGGTTCAGATGTTGATTATCTAGTAATTGCTGGAGGTGGAGGGGGAGGTAATGAAGGTGGAACAAGTATAGCAGGCGCTGGAGGAGGTGCAGGAGGATTTAGAGAATCTTCAGGTGCTGCTTCAGGTTGTTATTCAGTAAGTCCATTAGGTGCTTGTGTTTCTGCTTTGCCAGTAAGTGTTACAACATATCCAGTTACAGTTGGTGGTGGAGGAGCAGCCCCAGCTACTGCAGCTAGTTCAAGCGGCTCAAATTCAGTTTTTAGTACAATCACTTCAACAGGAGGTGGTTTTGGTGCATCAGGCAGTAATATATCTGGTGGAACTAATGATGGTGGTCCAGGAGGATCAGGTGGTGGTGCAATCAATACCATAGGTAGTGGTAATACACCACCTACAAGTCCACCTCAAGGTAATGATGGCGGAGCATCACCTGCAACTTGGCCAACTGGTGGTGGTGGAGGTGCAACAGCTGCTGGTACTCCTGCACCTAGTAGTCAGTCTGGTCCAGGTGGAGCAGGAGCAACAACTTCAATTTCAGGAACACCAACAGCTTATGCTGGAGGTGGTGGTGGTGGAGGTGTAGTTAATAGACCTGAACCTTCTCCAGCAGGAACAGGTGGAACTGGTGGTGGTGGCGCAGGAGGATTTCCTGGTAAAACTCCAGGTAACGCAGGTACAGCAAATACTGGTGGTGGTGGAGGTGGTGCAGCTAATAGATATCCAGAATGTGGTCCAAATTATGCTGGTGGCGCTGGCGGAAAAGGAATTGTAATTATAAGATACAAGTTTCAATAATAATGTTTGAAAGAGGTTATAAATAATAAAAAGGAATAAAAAATGGCGGCAATAATAACAAATAAATTTAGAATACATAACGCAGAAAAGTTTACAACTGCGTTAACAGGTTCTTCAAATGTCTTTTATTTAGGAATAGGTAGACCACAAGGGTTTACAACTTCAACAAGACCTGATAGTAGAACAGAAAATGAAGGATCAGATGCTTCTCCATTAACACCTGTAGATTCAATACAGGAAGAGTTTTATTCTTTTGACGATTTGATCGCCGCAAAAAAAGTGGCAACTTCAGATGTATCATATGTCATACCAAGAAGAAACTGGACATCAGGTACAGTTTACGACTATTATAGACACGATTACGGAAATAGAATTACAGGTACTACAACTACACAAACATCAGATAGTGGTGCTTCAACATTATGGGATTCTACTTTTTATGTTTTAAATAGTGAAAATAGAGTTTACAAATGTTTAGATAACAACAACGGTGGAACATCTACTTTTGAACCTACTGGCGATAGTAATAATATTATTACAACTGGTGATGACTACAAATGGAAATTTATGTATGAGTTAACAGCTGCTCAACAAGTTAACTTTTTATCAACAGATTTTATGGCAGTTGCAACTGATTCAGGTGTGGCCGCAGCAAACACAGATGGTGAAGTAAATATAGTTAAAATTAAATCTTCAGGTTCTGGTGCTTCAGTCAATAGTACATTTACAAATATTGATATACGAGGAGATGGTAGTGGTGGAAAAGTTTCAGTTACTACATCAGGAGGTGTCGTATCTGCTGTAACAGTAACAAATGCTGGTTCAGGTTACACATACGCTTATATTAGAAACGCAGACATAGTATCTGCTGGCGCAACTGACTTAACAGGCGCTGAATTAGATTGTATTATAGAACCAAAAGGTGGACACGGTGAAAATGCAATTAAAGAATTAGGTGGTTTTTATGTAATGTTAAATGTTAACTTTGAAGCAGGTGAGGCTTCAAACACAGGTGACTTTACAACAGCAAACGACTTTAGAAGAATTGTACTAATTAGAGATCCAAATAACTTTGGTGGTGCATCTGCTGCTTCCTCAAACACATTAAGAGGAACATACGCAGTACGATTTGCCGCTTCTCCTACACCAGGAACATTTACAGTTGATGAAGAAATCAATCAAGCAACAACTGGCGCAGTAGGAAAAGTTGTAGAATGGGATGCAACAAATAGAATTTTATATTATGTACAAACAAGATTTAATGACCAAGGTGCTGATAGTAATGGTAATTTGACAGCGTTCTCGGGTACAAATGTTATTACAGGACAATCTTCTTCTGCATCTGGAACACCAAGTTCAACAGCAAGTGAAACTGTTGATAATATCACTTTTACAAGTGGATATGCTAATCCGGAAATAGAATCAGATGATGGAGATGTTATATACATAGAGAATAGATCGCCTATTACAAGAGCTTCAGACCAGACGGAAAATGTTAAATTAATTATTGAGTTTTAAGGGGAAATAAATGCCAAGTCCAACAGACTTTAACCTCTCGCCTTACTTTGATGATTTTGATGAAGCAAAAAAGTTTCATAGAATCCTTTTTAGACCAGGCTTCGCAGTTCAAGCGAGAGAGTTAACACAACTACAAACAATACTTCAAAATCAAATCGAAAGATTTGGTCGACATATTTTTGAAGAAGGTTCAATGGTTATCCCTGGTGATATAAATGTTGACAATCAAATTAATTTCGCAAAACTAGAAAATACATTTAACGAGGTAAGTGTTACTACTTACTTAACTCAATTTAGAAACAAAATTATTACAGGTGCCACTTCAGGTGTTAAAGCTGTTGTAAATGATACTTCAGAATGTACTTGTATGGTCGCTGGCGATAGTGATATTCCATCTCTATTTTTTAAATACACAGATACAGCATCAGATGGTGAAACAAAAAGATTTTTACCTGGCGAAACATTAACAGCATTAGCCGCAGATAACACGACTGCGAATAACTATCGTTTAACAGAAAATCAATCAAGTGATATATCTGTTACAATTAAAACACTTGGTGATGATGGTACTTCAGGTACAACTTATACACAAAACGCAGTAAGAGATGTTATTGGCTTAGGTTATGTTGTTGAAGTTAAAGAAGGTGTATTTTTTGTAGATGGAACTTTTGTAAAAAATGATGAATTACACTTATACATTTCAAGGTTTAATAACACACCATCATATAGAGTAGGTTTTGAAATTACTGATCAAATTATCACTTCAGGTGATGACGCTTCACTAAATGATAACGCACAAGGTAGTTCAAACGTCAATGCACCAGGCGCACATAGATTAAAAATAAATTTATCACTAAAAAGATTAGCATTAGAATCTGAAGATGAAGTTAGATTTGTAGAATTAGTAAGAGTAAAAAATGGTGTTGTTCAAAGAAAAATTACAAGATCAGAATATGCAGAATTAGAAAAAACATTTGCTCGTAGAACCTTTGATGAATCAGGTAACTATGAAGTTAACAAATTTTTAGTTTCAATAAGAGAACACTTAATTGATGGAAATAACAATGGTGTTTTTCCAGCAACTCCAGCAACACCTGTTTCAGGTGTAACTTATGGTGACGCTGATAAAGTGGCAATGGTTGTTGATCCAGGTAAAGCATATGTTGAAGGTTATGAAATTGAAAATACAGTTTCTCAATACATTTCTGTAAATAGAGCAAGACCAATAAATAGTGTAGAAAATGGTCACATTGCTAGATTAGACGATCAACCAGTTGGAACACCAATTGGTAATTATATTTTAGTAGATACTGTAAGAGGTGCTCCAGGTATAGATACTTTTGAAACAGTTTATCTATGGGATGGTTCAGATGTTTATGACACACCACCGACAATAGGTTCATCTACAAACGCAAGTAAATCAGGTTTAATTGGTACTGCAAGAGTTAGATCATTTCAATTACATAGTGGTACTTACTCATCATCATCACTTTACAGATTATCTTTATTTGATATTAAATTAAATAGTGGTAAAAGTTTAGAAAGAGATGTTAAATGGGTTACAGATGCTGGTCAAACAGGCGTAATTAATTTCTATGCTAACGCAGATCAAGTAACAAGTACAACTGTTGTATCAGGTTCAGCAAATGGTTCTATTACAAGTTCAGGTGGTGATCCTATCACAGGTACAGGAACATCATTTACTTTAGATTTTCAAGTTGGGGATTCAGTTATACTAGGTGGTAACTTTGTAGGTTATGTTGCTTCTATTACAGATAATAATACTTTAGTTTTAGATAGAGAGTTAACTGCAGGTTTAATTTCAGCAACAGGAACACTTACACTTGAAAGAGGAAATACAAAAATTTACGAACCTCAATACGCAAACTTATTATTCAGAACAGGTTTAAATAATACAAAAACTTTAAGAGGTTTTGATAGCGCATCAGGACAAGATGTTAACTTTTCAAGTCAACACGAAGTACGTAGAGTTATTACAAACACTGCTGATGGTTCTGGTGATTGGTCTTCTACTTTAACAAACACAAACGAATTTTTCCTAACGGATCAAAATATTAATAACTACACATTATTTGATAATGTCACAAATCAAATTGTAAACTTAACAGCCGCTGATATAGCATTTGATGATGACGCAAATAGAAAGACTGTTACAATTTCTGGTCTAACAGCATCCAGAAGTTATACTTTAATTACAACAGTACAACAAATTAATTTAGCGGCGAGAGAGAAAATTAAAACACTTACAACAGCAACTATTACTATTACAGGTGCTAAAAATGTTACAGCGAAAAACGTATTATTAAATCACGCTGATGTATTTGACATTACTTCAGTTTCAATGACACCAGGTAACTTTAGTGCTTATTCTTCATCAAGCGCTGTTGATGTAACTGATAGATTTAATATAGACACAGGACAAAGACCAACTCATTATCAAAAAGGTGCATTAACACTTAAAGAAGGCGCAGGTGCAATCACTGGTGCGTTAAGTGTGACTTATAGATATTTTGCTTATAGTGGTTCAGGTAATTACTTTAGTGTGGATAGTTATCTATCAAGTATTGATTACGAAGACATACCATCATTTAGAGTAACACAAACAGACGGAACACAACAAGAAATTTATTTGCATGATGTTATTGATTATCGTCCTGTAATTGAAGGATTAAATTCATTCTTACCACAAATACCAAAAATTGGTTCTGACTTTAATACACCTTTAGCAAATTATCTACCTAGAGCAGATAAAGTGTTTATTGACAGTACAGGTCAAATAAATGTAATTGCTGGAACACCAGCTGAAGATCCAAAAGAACCATCTGATCCAAAATCAGGTATGGTTATTGCAACAATATTTTTACCAGCATATACTAAACAAGCAAGTGATGTAACTATTAATCAAAAAGATAATAGACGTTACACAATGAGAGATATTGGTAATTTAGAAAGAAGAATATCTAATTTAGAATATTACTCTAGCTTAAGTTTATTAGAAAAAGAAACAGAACAACTATCAATTAAAGATGCTATTACAGGTATTGATAAATTTAAAAACGGATTTATTGTAGATCAATTTACAGGTCACAATGTAGGTGATGTTAAAAATGCTGATTATCGTATAGCGATTGATAATCAAAAAAGAGAATTACGACCAATGCACTTTACAGATGCATTAGAGATTTCTGAAAATCTACAATCTGGTTCTCAAAGAGCAAGTCAAAATTATCAAAGAACAGGTGATGTATTAACATTACCTTATTCAGAAAGTGTATTTGTATTTAATCCATATGCCACAAGAGCAATAGATGTTAACCCATATAAAATAGGTGCATTTAGAGGAGAGATTACTTTATTTCCTGAAGGTGATAACTGGAAAGAGGTTGATAGAAGACCTGACTTAACAGTTACAGATGATAACAATTTAGATGCAATTAGATTTATTGCTGACACTTTAGGAGTTACAGGAACACAATGGAACGAATGGCAAAACAACTGGACAGGTTCTTCAACTACAAATTCAGGTGGACAATTTCAAAGTGGAAATGCTATATTTCAAAATACAATTACAACATTTACAGGAACAGCAACAAGAGATGGTATTAGAACATCTGCAGTAACTTCGACAAACTCAATTAACTATGGTGATAGAGTTGTTGATGTGTCTTATATTCCATATGTAAGACCAAAACCTGTTACCTTTGTAGCTAGAAACTTAAAACCAGATACAAAATTCTACGGTTTCTTTGACCAGACAGATGTAAATAGTAATATAAAACCAGCAGACAAATTTAACTTAACAAAAGTTTCAGGCGCTGCTGATTTAGACTTTACTTTAGAAACTGCCGAAACAACTATACTTGCTGACGATCCAGCGAGATCAGATGAAAATGGAATTGTTCAACAAGCGTTTGCTGTCGGAGATGTAATTAAAAACAATACACACACAGCAACAACTATATCAGCAATTTCTAATATTACTGCTGACGCTGGTGCTGCTAGTTTCACATTAACAGTAAATAGTGCTGATGGTATTTTACCAGGTCATCACGTTTACTTGTACAATTTAGATGCGAATAGAGCAAATCCAAGTATCGTTTCAAACTTAAATCAATTACCAAATAATGTAACGACTACAATTACTACATTAGGAAGTAATCACTCTAAACAATTAAATTTAAGAACATTTAAAGTAACTGCTAAAAGTGGAACAACTTTAACACTTGCAAGTGTTGATGGTTCTACGATAGATAAATTTGATGCATATTCAACTTCTGCTTATCCTATCAATGATGGTGGTAAGTTATTAAGATTACAAGCAAGTGGTGTAGTTGCCGCTGCGAATGCTGTTGTATCAGATAATGTAGATACTTTCCTAGTTAATATTAAAAATGGTTTTGCTGTAGGTGAAACTATTACTGGTACAGTTGATATTGGAGGAAATAATTTCAATACAGCAACAATTACAAGTATCAATGATGGTACAAGTTCAACAACAGCACCTACTATGAAATCTACAAGTGATATTTTAAGAACAGATACTGCAGGTCAAGTTGTTGGAGTATTCTCAATACCTGAAAACACATTTAGAACAGGTGAAAGAACATTTAAATTAACAGATAATCAATCAAATAGCGATGATTTATTTGATAGTGCTGGTACAGTATTGTATGGCGCAACTGGATTATCATTAGAAAAAGAAGCAACTGTAGTAAATTCTCGTAGTATTCGATTTGCGCAAGATAGATTATTTGAACAAAGATCAATTAGAAGAACATCTACAAGTACAAGATTTGTTAGAAGTTTACCACCACCAAACAACGGTGGAGGCGGTGGAGGCGGCGGAGGCGGCGGAGGTGGCCACGATCCTCTAGCACAAACATTTACAGTAGATTCACCAGGTGGTGTTTTTGTATCATCTGTTGATTTATATTTCTCTGAAGCAGGTAGTCGACCTGTAATCGTAGAATTAAGAGTTTGTGATAATGGTGTTCCTACATCAAGGATTATTCCATTTACTACTGTTATAAAAAGAATAGATCAAATTAATACATCTACAAACGGAGCAACTGCAACTAACTTCAAGTTTCAAGCACCAGTTTATTTAAGAGATGGTGAAACTTATGCGATTGTTGCTAAAGTTGATGAACCAGGTTGTCAAATGTTTGTATCAGAATTAGGTCAAACAGATTTAATTACAACTAACGTAATTGCGAAACAACCATTAACAGGTGCTCTTTACGCTTCTCAAAACACGCAAGAGTTTGTACAAAGTCCATTATTAGATATGAAGTTTAGATTAAATCAATGTACTTTTAATATTTCACAAACTGCAAGTGTTCCATTAAAAGCATTACCACCTGAAACATATATTTTAGATTCTAATCCATTTGAATTTACAACAAGTTCAACAACAGTTAGAGTAAAAGCAAGAAATCACGGTTTCTCATCAGGCGATACAGTTGTTATTTCTGGTGTTCCAGAAGGATTATATGGAACAGGAAGTACAACAACAGGTGCGCCAGAACATTTATTAAATGGTTCTCATACAGTACTAGGAACAGGTATAACAAAAGATTCTTTCTTAATTACACTTCAAACAACAGACGCAAATGGAGACTCATTATTAACAGGAACAACTGCTAATTTTGTAAAAGGTTTCTATGGTGGAAATGTTGTAAGATGTACAAGACAATTAAATATGGATTCTATGTATTACAAAACAAACGATTTAGTTATCGCAGATACTTCATTGTCTTATTTTGTAAACGCAACAGATGCTGGTGGAACTGCAACTGGTAATTTACCAATCATACCAAATCAAAACTATGACTTTAAAGGTAGAAAAGTAGTTAAGAGTTACGAAAATGAAACTTTATTAAGTTCATCACCACAAGTAAAAACACCTACATTATCATTTACAGTTCAAATGGTTTCTACAAATACAAATGTTTCACCTGTAATTGATTTACAAAAACAAGCTGTTTACGCTGTATCTAATTTAATTGATAATAAAACAGCAAGTGATTTAAATGTTGATACAGTTGATGAAAGAGTATTATTAGAAGATGGAACAGTTGTTGATACAGATAGTTATGTTACAGGAACAGGAACAATCACAACTGGAACAGGTACAACGACTGTAACAGGTTCAGGTACTTCTTTTGAAACAGAAGTAAAAGCTGGAGATACAATTAGAGTTGGAAATACAGCAATTGGTGTTGTAGATTCAATTACAAATGACACTTCATTAGAATTAACTGCAAATGGTTTAGCAGCAAATTCTGGTGTTGCATATAAAATTGTAGGAAGAAGTGTTATTGAAATATCAGAAAATTCTGATGGAAATGGTCAATTAGTAACTTGGATTGACGCAGCAGATAATATTTTAGCAAATGCTCAAATAGGTTCAAACTTAAAAATAGAAGGTATCTTGGCAAGTAAAATTAATGGTACTTACGCAATTAATAATGTTGAAGAAGTATCAAGTAGTGACCACTTTGCTGAATCTTCAGACGGAAATAAAGTTACAGTAACTTTAGGAAGTGCATTTGCTGATCTACCAACTACAAACACAATATACTTTGATGTTGTAAATGATTGGTATGAATTTAATTTAGAAGGAACACACGTTCCAAGTACAGGAAGTACAACAAT